GCTTAAATGCAGCTTGATTATCTTCAGAGTGCAGATGGCAGGGTACATGTCATCAACTGTCTTTATGAAGGCGCGAGCATCGAAGCTGGCATCCTCTGTCTTATGGCATTTCCAGAAGAGACCATTAGAATTTCAAACGAAGACCACTCTTTTTTAGTTGAAGTACCCAAAGAATTTCGTTCTCAGAGCGAAAGAGTGAAGGTATTCAACGCCATCTTGAACGTTCTCTATCATGAGCAAGTATAGTTTTCTCCTGCAAAGCGAAGAGCCCGAATATTTTGAACTCACCCCTAAAGTGAGGCTTCGTAAGCATGGCGGATGGCTTGTCGCTGAGGGTATTGAACAGGAAGAGCTGAGCAAGGCTCAAAGCCAGGCAACCATTCGTGCAGTGCAGCTTGCTAAGCGCATCGCCACAACTAAAGGCATCCCTCTCGATGAAGCCTTTGCATTGCTCCAGGGCGGTGCTGACATTACCGAAATGGAACTGCTCAGCGACTTTACCGAAGAAACGCTGGGCATGATCAATAGTGGCGGCAATGTGGAGAATGGTAACGCTCGTATGGTTACTGTTTTCATTCGTTGTCGCGGCGAAGGTCTGATTGATGGCGAATGGTTGTCGCTCGATGACTGGTCCATTGAAGACACTAAATCCATGGGGCGGCGAACCATTGCCAAGGGCATGGAATTCATCGTGAGTGAGCAAGAAGCCGAGGCCAAGGAAGCAGGGCAAGCAAAAAAAGTGCCCCGCAAGACAAAGGAAGCATTGCCGAGCGACTAGAGAAACAGGCACGGCAGTTCTTAAAAAGCCTGACAAAATGGGACGAAATTTATTTTCGTCTTAATGCGTCAGACTTAAAAGACAGTCGATGGGAATCGAATAATTTTGGCAAGCAGCGCGTCAAGGACGTAGTAATTGCATTGAAGTGGCTGGAAAAATATGACATTACAAAATACAACATCAACAGCATTTCTACCGCCAAACTTGGCACGGTAGTAGTAGGAGCACTGGCCGGAAAGAAGGCTCGCACTTCTGTTGATGATTTTCTTCCCTTTGACACCAAGAAGATTAAAAAAGAAAATGGCCTTTCCGACGAAAGCCTTGCCGTGTTGCAGAAATTAATGCGTACAACAAGAATGGATGGAAGAGTAATTGCATTACTTGCAGATGAGTTAAAAACTGCTTCTTCGCGTGAAGTAAGCAATGATTAGGCTACACTACAAACAATAGGATTATTGTGCAAATATGGCTGCGCCTGAGCTGAGGCTAAACGTATCCCTGGATTTGGGATTTTTTCGGCAGCAACTTCGCCAGCTCAGCACGGTAGCAAGCAGTGAATTTAACGCGCCTTTAAAAGTTAAATTTGATAAGGCAAGTTTAAATAAAGAAATTCAGGCGTTAAATAGATACGTTAATAATAAAACTTTCAATATAAAAATTAATACTAACCTGGAGGCTGAAATTAAAGCCGCAGACAGGCTTGTACGGGCGCTGCAAAGAGTGCAAGATGCTAGTGGCAAGGCCAAAGGAGGCCTGCCATTAGGTACTAAAGGTTTAAGTCAAACGGCAAGACAAGGCGGCTTTTCTGCGGCTGAAATTAAAACGCTTTTTAATGCGTCAATTCAGGGAGGATTATTGGATGAAAAAACATTAGGAAAGACTAGGGCTCAGATGGTGGCCGCTTTAGGCACCATTGGGCGAGATTCAATTAAAGGATTACTTAATGGACTGGAAAGTGGCGATGCAAGACTCCAACAGGCAGCTCAATCCTTAGGTAAAAGTTTAATTACATCCTTCAAGGATGTCTTGGGAATTGCTAGTCCGTCAAAAGAATTTAGGAAGATTGGTGATGATGCTGGCAAAGGCTTTGAGCAGGGCTTATTAAGAGCCATGGAGATAGCAGAGCAATCTGCTACCCGTCAGATGCAACGCATGTTGGATCGCTTGGCCCGCATGGCATTAATGATGGGAGGGATGAGTTCCTCTCAGATAAGCCGACAAATTCAAGGTATGAAGGCGCCGTCTTCATTGAATTGGCAAGCCACTGCTCCATCTCGCAGTGCATCCATCGGCCCATCGTCTACTGGCAGAATGCTGCCGCCAGGCTATACGCCTCCTGGTCTTCCTGGTACGGCCATTGGATCACAAAAATTATTGATGGGGGACATCCTTGACCCCGCGCTCAAAAACGCGGCGAGAGAAGCCGCCAATGCTTTTGTAGATACTATTCGGCAAGGATTAAATGAAGCCATCCGCTCTGTCAATGTACGAGACTTAGGCAACGCATTAAGACCAGCACTTACTGGTTCGAGGGTTGCAGGGTTCTTAGCTCCTGGAGTAGGACGTGTTTCTAATCCATATGGAACTGGCCGTCTCGGACGGGATGGTGAGACTAGAGCGGAATTGTTTGCAAGACGAGAGCGCGAGGCTCGCATGCGTTCGGCCCTGAGGGGCGTTGATGTGATGGGAGAAGGGGGGATGACTGGCAGGCCACCATCTTCCTATAGCTATGCATACCGTGGAGCCCGTCCACAGAGCGCCATTGTTCCCTATGCCGCTGGCGGGGCAATGGTCTACAGCGGTCCCGGCGGAGGCGGGGGCGGAGGCGGAGGAGGCGCTTATGGCGGTCCTGGCAATTTTGCAGGAAGGGGTGGAGGGCCTGGCGGCGGCTTCAATATGCCCAAGCTTCCTGGCGCTGGATTGGTTCGTGAAATTGGTCAAGAATTTGCATTTGCCACTAAACAAGTGCTGTTATTTGGCACGGCGTATAAGGCGCTGGCATTTGCCACTAATTTCCCGGCTCAAGTAGGGCAGGCAGTCGCAGCGCTGCAATCTTTCAATAACACCTTAAAAGCTATTAGCCCCAGCGCTAAAGAAGTCGAAGCATCTAATAATTTAATCCTTCAATTGGTTGATAAGTATAATATTCCTCTTCAATCGGCGCGGGATGGTTTTACCAAGCTGTACGCATCAATGCAATCGGCTGGGTTTGGTGGAGATGAAGTTCGCAATATTTTCACTGGTATTAGTAAAGCAGCGGCAACCTTTGGACTGAGCGCTGACAAGGTTGATCGCGTCAATTATGCCTTTGCTCAGATGGCAAGCAAGGGACAGGTTATGTCCGAAGAATTAAAAGGACAATTGGGAGACGTTCTGCCCGGTGCTGTTGGTATCTTTGCCGAAGCTGCGGGCTTTAAAGGACCAGACGCAATTCAAAAATTCTCTGCAGCCCTGGAAGACGGAGTATATAAAGGGGAGGCGATGAAGCAATTGCTAACAAATGTTGGCATGGTTCTAAACGATGAATTTGGACCTGGCGCCGAAGGGGCGGCTCGTACTTTCCAGGGCACAATAAACAGATTGCAGAATTCCCTGTTATTGCTGTACGAAGCATTTGAACCTGCCGCTGTCAGCTTTTTAAATACTGTTGTAGTGCCGTTGACAAGTGGCATTAAAACTGTTGCCGATGGCTTCAATGCGTTTTTCACAGGGCAGGCCGCAAAAACAGCAGGAGGCTCCGCGCTAGCACAACAACTTAATGAACTCAAGCCATCATTTGAAGGCATTTTAAATAACTTAAGACAACTCACCCCAACGTTCCAACTCTTAGGCGGCATCTTGCTTGGCGTTGCAAAGGCGTTTGCAGCAATTGCCGGGAATCCAATCACTGGATTCTTGCTCAAACTTTATGCAAATGTTTTATTGGTAAATGGTGTGTTTACTTTGCTAGGCGGAAGAATATTGGTTTCGTTAATTGGAAATATTAGTGCTGCTATTGCTCGCTTTGTGGCACTAAATGTAGCTGTTGCCACAATGCAAAGGACAGCAACTGTTACCAACTCTACGCTGGCCGGCACACAATTACAAATGGCATTGTTGCAGCGGAGCGCCGGAATGGCAACAGGCCCAGTCATCCTATTGCGAAATGCGCTGTTGAGCATTGCTCGCATTGGTCTTATTGCTATTGGCATTAATGTTGTAATCAATGGATTAGCGGAACTTGACCGATTAAAGCAATCTTTAGCGGAAATTGGCACATTCAGTTCGGCCAAATACAGAAAAGAAGTGTCAGGGATGTCAAAAGAAGACATCAATAGTCGCTTAATTGAAAACAGGAGAACTCAAAAGGCTATCCAGACGGAGTTAGATGGGTATGCGGGGCCGCTTGGCGCCGCCAAGGGCTTAACCACAGGAAGAGACGAAGAGCTTAGAGCCAGGCTTTTAATGGTTCAAACAAAAGAGCAAGAATTAATTCGCGCTAACAAGACAGCAAAAGCGGGGGTTTCTCTTCAGTCGCAAGTTACTGGAGGGCTTGGCGCGATTGAAGGCGGCGCGGGGGGTGCAGCGGGCAAGGCAGGAGCAAAGCCAGAGACCTACGTCAGCGACTTAGCGAGAGCACTACAAAAAGAACTGGAGATCAAGGTCAATGCCATTAATCAAGATGCTTCCCTTTCTGATCGAGAAAGAGAAATCCAAGAAGCCGGACTGCGGTATCAGTATGAAGTTTTAATT